CCTTTTTCCAACTGCGTCAAAGTTTTCAGAAAAGGGGGCAAATTGACAGACTTCATTATACGCGCGCGCACGCAGGAAGAGAGAAAATGGCCAAAAAAGCGCAAAAAATCATAGAAAAACAGCTCAAAGACCTGACGCCGTATGAAACGAACCAGAGAAAGAACGCGCAGGCCGTCAAAGCGGTCGCGGCATCCATCCGGGAATTCGGATTCAAGGTGCCGATTGTCATCGACCGGGACGGCGTAATCGTGGCAGGGCATACGCGCTACAAGGCAGCAGGAAGCCTGAACATGGACAAGGTCCCGTGCATCGTGGCGGACGATCTCACGGAAGAGCAGGTTAAGGCCTTCCGGCTGGCGGACAACAAATCTGCAGAGCTGGCCGCGTGGGACTTTGATCTCCTGGCCGGAGAGCTGGAAGACATCGAGGCGGTCGACATGTCGGAATTCGGATTCGACATCGCGGAGCTGCAAACGGATGAAGAAAAAGACGGCAAGCAATGGTTTGAGAACAAGGACAAGCTGGCCGAAATGGGAATCGACGAAGAGGATGAAGACTACAAGGAATTCCTTGAAAAGTTTAAGCTGAAGCACACAACGGACGACTGCTACACGCCGGACATCGTGTACGACGCGATTCTGTCCTGGGTGGCGGAAGAATACGGAATCGACAAGACAAAAGCGGTCAGACCCTTCTATCCTGGGGGGGACTATATGGCCAGGAAGTACAAAAAGACGGACGTCGTGGTCGACAATCCGCCATTTTCGATTCTGTCCGAGATTTTGAAATTTTACAATGAGAAGGGCGTCCGCTTCTTCCTGTTCGCTCCTGCGCTCACGGTATTTACGCGCGAAGGGCTGCGTGATACCTACATCACGAGCTGGGCGGACATCACATACGAGAACGGAGCAACCGTGAGGACGAGCTTCATCACAAACTTAGAGGACGAAGCCGTCCAGATCAGGACAGCGCCGGAGCTGGGAAAGCGTATCCGCGAAGCGAACGCGGAAAACCTGCGGGCGCAGCACAAGGAGATGCCGAAGTATGTCTATCCGGACGAGGTCATCACGGCGGCAATGGCCGGAAAGATGGCCAGTTATGACGTCGAGCTGAAGATAATGAGGCAGGACTGCGAAATGATAAGTGCGCTCGACAGTCAGAAGGCAGCAGGGAAGGCCATTTTTGGAAAGGGCTTCCTGCTGTCCGAGAAAGCGGCAGCGGAGAAAGCGGCAGCGGAGAAAGCGGCAGCGGAGAAAGCGGCAGCGGAGAAGATAAACGCGAATATATGGGGACTGTCAGACAGAGAGAGGGAAATCATCAAGAAGTTAGGTGAGAGATGACCAAGGCCGGCTGGAAAAAGAGAATCACGGAGACAGCGACGGCAGCAGGCACCTATCGGCCATATTTTGATCCGGTGATCGACACGCTGGCAGGAATCCTGGAGAAACGCGACGCTGCGCAGAAGGAATTCGAGAAGAGCGGGAGCCGCAACCTGGTCAAACACACAAACAAGACCGGAGCGACCAACATCGAACAGAATCCGCTCTTGCGCCTGGTCAACGACCTGAACAGGGACGCGCTGGCGTACTGGAAGGAGCTGGGGCTGACACCCGCGGGGTTAAAGAAGATCGACGAAAAGGCCCTGGCGGTCAAAAAGAGGAATCCGCTGGCGGAGGCATTGAAAGACATCGGATAAATGGCTAAGACAAAACGATATAAAAAGATCGCGATCCAGTACGCGCAGGATGTCGCGGAAGGAAAGCGGCACGCGGGCGAAGAAGAGGTCATGGCGTGCAAGCGCTTCCTGGCCGATCTTGAACGCAAGGACCTGACGCTGCACACGAAGGAGCCGGACTTCGTGATCGGCATCGTGGAGCGCTTCATGGTCCACAAAAAGGGCGAGGACATGCAGGGGCGCAGCCTGAAAAACACGCCGCTGATATTGCAGCCCTGGCAGATTTTTTGTATATACAACATCGTCGGATTCTACATAAAGGGAACGGGAATCCGGCGCTATAAGGAAGCGCTGATCTTCATACCGCGAAAAAACGGCAAGACCTTATTCGTGGCGGCGTTGGCCTTCGGGCTCTCTCTCCTGGAGAGGAAATCCGGCTCAACGATCTACATCGTGGCGGCATCCTTAAAACAGGCAGAGCAGTCTTTTGAGGATATTAAGTACACCCTGGATTATCGGGGCATGACGGAAGACTTCCGCATCCGGGACAACAATGCGGAGCACAGTATTTATTACGAATTCCGGGACGAGGAAGACAGACCGGACGGATCGCTGCTGATTGAGGCGCTGGCAAGCAATCCGAAGAAACACGATTCACTGAACAGCAACATCCAGATCGTGGACGAGCTTCACGCGGTTCCGGGTGAAGAGTATGAGCGCTTCAAGGAAAGCGGCAAGGCATACCGCAACAAGCTGACAATCGGCGTCACGACCGCCGGAGATAACGCGAACAGCTTCGGCTATCGTCACATGGAATATGGCATCAAGGTCGTGAACGGGACCGTGAAGGATGATTCCTTCTTCGTCTTCATCTGCCGGGCAGATCAGGATGACAAGGGCAACGTGGACTACACGGACGCGGTGCAGCACGAAAAGGCGAATCCGTCCTACGGCGTGACCATATCGCCGGAAGAGATGATGAACGACGCGTATCAGGCGCAGAACGATCCGCAGAAGCGCAAGGGCTTCCTGTCCAGGTCGCTGAACATTTACACGGCAGCGATGAAGGCATGGTTCGACATCGCGGAATTCAGGAAGAGCGATTCCGCGTACAACTGGACGCTGGACGAGCTGGCGCAGCTCCAGATCAACTGGTACGGCGGAGCGGACCTTTCCAGGATGTACGACCTGACGGCGGCAGCGCTTTTTGGAAGGTATCAGGACGTCGCGATCATCATCACGCATGGATTCTTCCCGGTCATGCAGGCAGCAGCAAAGGCGGAAGAGGACAAGATTCCGCTGTACGGATGGCAGGATGACGGATGGCTGACCATGTGTAACAATCCGACCGTGAACTACGCGGACGTGGTGAACTGGTTCGTGGATATGAAGAAGCGAGGCTTCAGGATCAGGCAGGTCGGTCACGACAGAAAATTTGCGGGCGAGGAATACATCCCGGCGATGACGGCAGCAGGCTTCCAGGTCATCGACCAGCCGCAATATTTCTACCTGAAATCGCAGGGATTCAGGTATATCGAAAAAGCTGCAAAAGACGGGGCGCTCTATTACTTGCACTCCGAAATGTATGAATATGCCGTCCAAAATGTGGCGGCGATCGAGAAGACAGACGACGCGGTCCAGTATCAAAAGATCGAGCCGAAACTGCGCATCGATCCTTTCGACGCGTCTGTCTTTGCGGTGATCAGGGGACTGGACGACATGGCGCGGTCACAGACTGCGGCACAATGGTGGAGTTAATGAAGATCAGGGACAGATTAAGAAACGCAGGAAGAGCACTCACACAAAGAGACAGCGGCACGCAGACCAGTGTCGCTTTTTTAATGGATTCAGGGAACGACATCTGCGTGACCGGCTACACGTCGCTGGATAAATGCCCGGAGATCATGGCCGGATGCTCAAAGATTGCGGAAATGGTGTCGACCGTCACGATCCGGCTGATGGAGAACACGAAGGACGGAGATGTCAGGATCAGGAACGAGCTATCAAAGAAGATTGACGTGAATCCTGAAAAGCACATGACGCGGTCGACATGGATGCACGGAATCGTGATGGACATGCTGCTATATGGCAAGGGCAACGCGCTGGTGATTCCGCACACATGGAAGGGGAACCTGGTCAACTTAGAACCGATCGCGGCGAGCCGTGTCAGCTATCTGCCGATCGGATACCGGGACTACAAAGTGAGCGTGGACGGCGGCAGGCTGAAAAAGCCGGAAGACGTACTGCACTTCGTCTATAACCCGGACAAGCTCTACAAGTGGAAGGGCAGGGGCATCGACGTGTCGCTCCGGGTGATCGCGGACGGCTTAGAGCAGGCGCGGAAGACGAAGAACGCTTTCCTGGCGTCGGAGTTTAAGCCTTCGATCATCGTCAAGGTCGACGCGCTGACGACGGAATTCGCATCCCAGGACGGACGGCAGAAGCTCCTTGACAGCTACGTCAAGAGCGGACGGCAGGGTGAGCCCTGGCTGATTCCGGCGCAGCAGTTTGAGGTGGAGCAGGTAAAGCCGCTTTCACTGGCCGACCTTGCGATCGCGGACACGATCAAGATTGACAAGGCGATGGCGGCGGCGATCATCGGCGTGCCGGGATTCATCCTGGGCGTAGGAGAATACAACAAAGCGGAGTACAACAGCTTCGTCCAGGGAAAAATCATGGCGATCGTCAAGACGATCATGCAGGAGCTGACGAAGAAGCTGATCATCAAAGAAGACTGGTATCTTGACGGCAATGTGTGGAGCCTGATGGATTACGACCTGAAGGAGACCAGCGCGGTCTTACTGGACGGCGCGGATCGCGGTTATGTAAACGGCGACGAGTGGAGAGATCGGATGCACATGAATCCGGCAGGACTTAAGGAATTTAAGATTTTGGAAAACTACATTCCGTGGGACATGAGCGGAGCGCAGAAAAAGCTGAATGAAAGCGAGGAATAAAAGATGATCACAATGGTGGCAGCACAAAAAGTATTAAGAGATAAGCCGGGCGACTGGTATCTGGCTGTTATGACATCGACGTCGATGGTCGACGGCGTAGTGACCGGCAAGGATGTGGTAGGAGCAAGCGACGACGATCGCTTCGCGGCAGGGAGCGCGATCATCACGCCGGGCGGAAACGTGATCGCATTCGAGGACGAGACATTCAGCACAAAATCGTGAGGGTGAAGAGATGGGCAATGTTGAGACATTACTGGCTTTATTATATGCGGACGGAAACGGCGGCGGCGGTGGCGGCGGCGGGACAACGAATTACAACGCGCTGACCAACAGGCCAAAGATCAACGGTCACGTTCTGGAAGGGGACAAGACGCCGGAAGACTTAGGGATTAAAGGTCAGGCACCTGACATCACGGTCAACGCATCCGTGGACGACACGACCGGGACGCCATCGGTCGAGGTCACAAAGTCAGGAACGGACGAGGCTCCGATCTTTGAAATGGCGTTCACCGGACTGAAAGGCCAGACAGGGCAGCAGGGAGCACCGGGAGCGCCTGGCGCACCTGGGCCGACGGGAGAGGACGGATTCAGCCCGGAGATCACGGTCGAAGAAATAACCGGCGGACACAGGATCACGATCACGACGAAGACCGGGACGGAATCATTCGACGTTATGGACGGACAGGGCGGCGGCGGTGGAAACGCGTCGTTTGATGTCGCAACAATCCCGCAGGGGCCGACCGGAAACAACGAAGTGAACGCGGTGACATCCAACGGCGACAACGAGAACGCGATCGTGCGGTATATCCGCGCAGCAGACGGCACGCTTCCGAACACGGTCAACCTGGGAGTGAAGTCAGCCCTGGGCGAGGACAGCTTCCAGATTCCGACCGTAGGATATGCGAATAGCATTGACAAGTTTTTGTTCGTCCACACAGACCAGGATGACTGGCAAGACATCCCTGCACAGGGCGAGGGCGTAAAGGGTGTTGAGCTTACCACGCCTTATACCTACGAAGAACTGGTCGCAAGCGGAAAGCAGATCGCCGCCAAGATTGATTCGACAAGCGAAAAATCCGACAGCCTTCTTGTTATCTTACAGCATTACGATGACAACGCGAGAAACAGGCAATTCTATGGATTTAGCACGTATGTCGATTGGATAAACGGCGAAGAGCATTTCTACATCGACACGGTGCAGATCGTAAAGCAAACGCTGACGGACAAGACGTGGCTTTACCACAGAACAAGCGAGATTTCAGGCGGTACAGTAGACGCATATACCAAAGCCGAAACAGACAGTTTGCTTGCCAACAAACAGGACAAACCTGTCTATGTCGTTGACAGACCAGAGGGGTCAAACCCTGTATTGGGTAGCGTCGTACAGGTGGGGTCATTCACAAACACAGATGGCACGGAATACGGAATTTACGAGTTTTATTACAAAACAAGTGCGTTGCCTGCGGCTGATGCAACAAAAACTTATTCGTTCTCACCGTTGCTTGACAATTACACCGTCTTTGATTTCATCGACCAGTCAGGCATAACGAGTAACGGGCACATTATCAGCAGCGGCAGAACAGACGGAACGAACCGCATCATCATCCAGCAGTTTAGCAAAAACAACAGGAACGTCATGCTGCGTGCGTATGGTGATTTCACGAATCAGACCGCGTTGTTAAGGATTAAGTTTATCGGAACAAAGAACGCATAACGAGGTGAAACGATGGCAGGGTTTTATATTTACGAGACGAAGCCCCTGACGCTGCGCTTCAAGCCGGACGGCGTCCTGGTCAACAGCAAGAAAATCATCGTGACGATCCTGCAAGGGATCAGCGGCACCATGATCGAGAAGACCGGGACAGACCTGGCCGTCAATCTGACAGACAACACGGTGACGGTCCATCTGTCCCAGGAAGAGACGGCACAATTCACGCCGGGGACGGCGCAGATTCAGGTGAACATCCTCTACGAGGGAGAAGAGCGGGACACGTCGGTGCAGGCGCAGATCGGCGTCTATGACAACCTGCACAGAGAGATCATGACATGAATGAAGACAGATGCGGCAACTGCATAGAGCTGGAGATCATCGGCGGCGAAGAGATCGAGCTGGAGATCATCGGAAACTGCGAAGACATCCCGGAATATGACGGACCGTACACGGTCAGGCCAAAGGCATGGGAAGCGCAGGAGCTGGAGACGCAGAGCAAGATCATGACGCAGAACGTCACGGTGACGGAAATCCCCTATGCCAGGATACCGACGGCAGGGACAAAAGGAACAACGATAGTTATAGCAAGCTGAAAAGCTGAAAGGAGAACACAATGGCAAATAATAAGGCAATTTTCGGCAATCAGGTGATCATGGACATTTCAGATTCCACAGTCACAGCGGCGAAACTATTAAGAGACGAGACCGCATATGACCGGGATGGAGAAAAGATCACAGGAACCTGCGACTTTGACATGGACACATCGAGCGCGACCGCGACGGCGGAGACCGTTCTGGAAGGAGAAACCTTCGGAGCGAAGGGAACGCTTGCAACCGGAACGATGCCGAACAACGGCGGGGTGAGCGGAACAATCTCCACGGTCGACGGAGAATACACGATCCCGCAGGGCTATCACGACGGCAGCGGGACGGTGGAGATCGCAAGCGCGGAACAGGCCAAAATCATTGCAGAGAACATCAAGGACGGCGTGGAGATTCTGGGAGTGACCGGAACCTACACGGGCGAGGGCGTGACAGCACAGACCAAAAATGCGACGCCATACACGACAGCACAGCAGATTCTCCCGGATTCCGGGTATGACTATCTGGCTGCTGTGAATATTGCCGCGATTTCCTATTCAGAGACGCCGACGCCTGGAACGAACGGGACGACCGTCACGATCGGAGCGGTGGCGCCGAGCCCGTAACGGAGAAAAACAATGGCAAACAACAAAGTTGTTTTTGGAAATAGAACGATTATTGATCTTTCTGGAGCGACAGCGACGGCGGAAGACATCAAGAAAGGGAAAACCGCATTCGACAAAAACGGGATGCTTCTGACGGGGACCAACGAAGGCGGAGGAATTATCCGGGCGGTCATCACTGAGAATGTCCCGGCCGGCACACAGTATTCCGTAACGATAGCTGATTACACAGCCGGGAAAAGCCTGATCGATGCGTTTTTAAACGGTTTAAGGCTGCTGGATAGCGAGTACACCATTTCCGCAAGTGGGCTTTTTAAACTCACAAACACGATCGCAGAGAGCGGAAATATAATCCAGATCGTTCACTGGGAGCAGATTGACGGAGAGTACATCGCGCCGGATGTCGGGTCCTCACAGATCACGTTTGCAGAAGCATCGACCAGAACAAACATCGCAAGCCGGGAAACGGTCAGCACGCTGTTCGGAAAGATCAAAAAATGGTTCACAGACCTTAAAACCGTTGCGTTCACCGGGAGCTATAACGACCTGTCAAACAAGCCGTCATTAGCAACGGTAGCAACGAGTGGAAATTATAATGACTTGTCAAGCAAGCCGGCGCTGAAAACGGTGGCGACAAGTGGAAGCTATAACGATCTGTCCAACAAGCCGACGATACCGCCGGCGGTATCAGTAAAGGGCAACGCGGAATCGACATATAGGACGGGACAGGTCAACCTGACACCGGCAAACATCGGAGCGGCAAACAACTGGGGATATGCGGCATCTATTAGCAATACATCCACATACACGATTCCGGCCGGGACAAAAGACCTGATGGCGGTCGTATATGTGGGGGGCAGCCAGAAAACGACGCACAACATAAATATCCCGATGCCGATGGACAGCAAAATCCTGGGAAAGACATTCTTGACGGGATTCTACTATTCCGACAAATACTACGGAAGCGTGGCGGTGCAGATTAGCGCAAGCGGAGTACTTTCTCTAAACAACGGATGGAGCAGAGTGAACTACAACGGAACAGCGCTCACAAGAGCAGACATGACGGCAGATATTTATATTAGATGATCAAAAAGGAGAAAGCAAAATGAAAAAGTATTTCGTTATCGAATTGACGTTTGACGGGACGGCCTATGCGAAGGCAATAACGGAAAAAGACACGGAAAACGACGCAAGGATGGTGCTCCATCAGGTCATGGCTTCGGCAATCGCAAATCAGAACGTGAAAAAGGCGATCGTGCAGATCATCGACGACGAAGGGCTGGCGATCAAGGCGGAGCTATTCGAACGCGAGTAGTAAAGAGAGGGCAGGATTATGACAAGAGATGATAAGATGCGGACGCTGATCCGCAGGACAACGGAATACACCGCGAGGGACGCAGAGGACGGCTCTCCGATCATCGAGGGATACTTCGCGGTATACAACAGCAACTACGACATCGCGCCGGGCTTGAGTGAATCAATCGCTCCCGGCGCTTTTGATGAGAGCCTATCCGGGGACATTCGGATGCTCACGAATCATGACACCACGCTTGTGATCGCACGGACGGCAGCAGGCACGATGGAGTTAAAAAGTGACACGCGCGGCGTGTGGGCAAGGGGACTGGTCAATCCGAAAGACACGGACGCCTTGAACACACACGCGAGAGTGGAGCGCGGAGACGTCAGTCAGTGCTCCATCGGCTTCGAGATCATCGACGAGGAAACCGAATTCCGGGACGATGGCAGCGTCCACTGGACGATCACAAAGGCGAGGCTGCACGAGGTCAGCGTATGCACGTTTCCGGCATACGAAGAGACCAGTGTGTCCGCACGGATGCGGGATAGAGAAGAACTCAACGAGCGCCGCATGAAAGCATGGCGGCAGAAACAGAAAGAGAGGTTAAACAATGGCATTAAGAGCACTCATGCTGAAGAAGAAGATTGATCTGAAGAAGCGCGAGCTGGAAGAAGCAAGGGCATCGCTGACAAAGATCAGGGAAGATGCTGCGAACATTGAGACCGCGATCGACGAAGCGCAGACCGAGGAAGAGCAGAAGACGGTCGAGGAAGCGATCGACGCGCAGGAAGCGGCGGAAGCGGAAGCGACGAAGAAGGTTGCGGACTTAGAGGGCGAGGTCGCGGACCTTGAAAAAGAGCTCTCCGAGTGCGAAACGGAGCAGGAAGCGCCGGAAGAAGAGCGCGGGCAGAAAGACACCGAGATTCAGGAAAGGAAGGTCATCAACATGAACAAGATGGAAACGAGAGACAGATTATTCGGAGCGAGCATCGAAGAGCGCGATGCCCTCTTCGCAAGAGAAGACGTGCAGGACTACTTGCTTCAGGTCAGAACGGCGATCAAGGAAAAGCGTGCGATCGAGAACGCAGGCTTGACGATCCCGGAAGTGTTCCTGGGGATTCTGCGCGAGAATCTCATCAACTACTCCAAGTTGTACCGCCACGTCACAGTCCGGCAGATTTCGGGCGATGGCCGCATGGTCGTGATGGGCGCCGTGCCGGAAGCGATCTGGACGGAGTGCTGCGCGAACCTGAACGAGCTTTCCCTGACGTTCAACGACGTGGAAGTGAGCTGCTACAAGGTCGGCGGATTCTTCGCGATCTGCAATGCGACGCTGCAGGATTCTGACATCGACCTTGCGGCGGAGATTCTGACGGCAGCAGGCCAGGCGATAGGCAAGGCCTTAGACAAGGCGATCCTCTACGGTAAAAACACGACCGAGAACAATAAGATGCCCCTGGGTATCGTGAGCCGCCTTGCGCAGGAAGCGCAGCCGGGAGATTATCCGCAGACCGCGCGTCCGTGGGTTGACCTGCACACGAAGAACATCCTGTCGATTCCGGCAGGAACGAAAGGCGCTGACCTGATCGCGGCGATCGTCATGGACTTCGCTGCGGCAAAGGGCAAATACTCAAGAGGCGAGAAGGTCTTCGTCATGAACGAGAACACATACACCAGGTTAGGGGCTGCCACGATCACACAGGACGCGACCGGGCGCATCGTGACCGGAGTCTTTGACCAGATGCCTGTCATCGGCGGCGTGATCGAGGTACTGGACTTCGTGCCGGACTACGAAATCATCGGCGGTTATTTCGACCTCTATCTCCTGGCGGAGCGCGAGGGGCAGAGATTCGCGACAAGCGAGCACGTCCGCTTCCTTCAGGATCAGACGGTCATGAAGGGCATCGCACGCTACGACGGCACGCCGATGATCGCAGAGGCATTCGTCGCGATCGGCTTAGAGGGTGTAACACCCACGGCAGAAATGACGTTTGCGGCTGACACGGCAAACGCGGGGGCATGATGTACCGCGTGATCAAGCGCTTTTTGGATTTACAGGACGGCTCCCACCATTATGAGGTGGGAGATCCGTTTCCGAGAAGCGGCAATACAGTGACACAGGCGCGGCTTCAGGAGCTGGCGACGACGAGGAACCGGCAGAAGACACCGCTGATCGAAGAGGTCGCGGAAGAAGAACCGGTCCGGGAACCGGAGCAGGAACAGGAGCCGGAACCGGAGCAGGAAGAAGCGCCGGAAGAAATGCCTGAAGAACCGAAAAAGAAGGGCAGGAAGAAATGAACACAGCGCAAGAAATGGCACTCCTGAACATGCTGAAGGTTGACTTAGGGATCAGGTCGACGGAAAGCTACGACAACCGGCTGACACAGATCATCAAGGCGGCGGCGGGATTCATCACGCGCGAGGGCGCGACGCTGGACTACGACAGCACAGAAGACTTGCAGCTGATTGTGATGTATGCGGCATGGATATGGCGCAAGCGTGACACCGGGGAAGGGATGCCGCGGATTCTGCGCTGGGTGCTGAATAACCGCATCCTTAGCGAGAAGATGAGGACAAACTGATGGACAGCGTGATCAAGCTGATGACGACGATGATCAATAAAAACGCGCAGGGAGTAGAGGTCAAGACCTACGACTGGCGCGAGGTCTTCTGCCGGGTGGCGGATGTGTCACAGGCGGAATTCTTTGAGGCATCCAAGAACGGGCTGTCACCGTCCTTCACGTTCTTAGTCTTTGCGGCGGACTATCGCGGCGAGAGCGTCGCGGAGTACGAGGGGCAGACCTACGCGATCTATCGGACATATCGGCGCGAGGATGACTACATCCGGCTATATGCCGAAAGACAGGTGGGCGTCAATGGCAAACAGGAAGGTTAAAGGCGCGGCAGGATTAGAGGCTGCGGTCAAGGAAATACTTACACGATACGGCGACGAGGTCGCGCGATATAACGAAGAGATCATCACGGACGTGGCAAAGGCAGGCGTGAAAGCCGTCAGGCAGGAAGCGCAGGCAGCCTTTGACCCGAAGAACCAACCGCCCAAAGGGCGCTATTTCACCGGCTTCAAGGCAGACATCACGCCAGGGCGGTTGAAGACAAGTGCGGTGATCTACAACGACAAATATCCGTCGCTCACTCATCTCCTTGAACACGGACACGCCAAAACGAACGGCGGCTACGTCAACGGCAGACCGCACATCGAACCTGCGGAGCAGAAGATCAATGAGCTGATCATGAAGGAGTACGAAGCAAGATTATGACATACGAACAGATCAATCAGATGGTCGAATCCATCGGCATCGAGAGCGTTTACGGACAGTTTTCGGAGAAGACGCAGAAGCCGGCACCGTATGTCTGCTTCTACTATCCGCAATCGGCAGACCTTTACGCGGACGACAGCAACTATGCGACGATCGCGCGGCTGCGGATGGAGCTCTACACGGATCAGAAGGACTTCGGACTGGAAGAGACGATCGAGCGCATCCTGACGGAGCGGGAGATCACATGGAGAAAGTCAGAAACCTACATCGATCAACAGCAACTACATTCAACGATTTTCGAAAGTGAGGTAATCATCAATGGCAAATAAGGTCAAATACGGACTTAGAAACGTCCACTATGCGGTCGCGAAGATCGGAGACGATGGAAGCGCGACCTATGAAACACCCGTCAGATGGCCGGGCGCAGTGAATTTGAGCCTGGACGCGGAAGGTGATGTCACGAAATTCCGGGCGGACAACATCGACTACTGGGTAGGACAGGCGAACAACGGATATTCCGGCGACTTCGAGAGTGCATTGATCCCGGAGAGCTTCAAGCTGGATGTCCTGGGCTACTTCGTGGACACTTCCGGGATGCTGGTCGAGGACGCAGGTGCACCGACCAAGCCGTTCGCGCTGCTCTTCCAGTTTGAGGGCGACGAGCACGCCACGCGTCACGTCATGTACAACTGCACGGCATCACGTCCGAGCGTATCGGGCGCGACCACGGAAGAAACGATCGAACCGCAGACAGAGACAGTCAGCCTGACGGCGTCGACAATCTACATCCCTGCGCTGCAGGTCGACGTCACCAAGGCAAGCGCAAAGAAGGACGATTCCGTATACGAGACGTTCTTCAACCAGGTCGTGCAGCCCACAGGCCAGCAGCAGACCTTCACGGTCACGTTTGAGGTCAACGGCGGAAGCGTGGTTCCGTCTCAGACGGTGATCTCCGGGCAGACGGCAACGGAGCCGACCGCGCCGGTGAAGGAGAACAACGACTTCGGCGGCTGGTATGCGGACGCGGAGCTGACGCAGGTCTTCGATTTCGCAACACCGATCACGGCAGTGACCACGATCTATGCGAAGTGGACACCAACGGCATAAGGCCATAGAACCCTCCAAGGTATCTATAAATGATCACGGGGCAGCCATCCTCCGGCTGCCCCCGGGCTAAAGAGTAAGGAGAACAGCATGTACAAGGAAATTCAGATCGGAGAGAAAACGATCGGGCTGAAAGCAACAGCATCAACAACCTACCGATTCAAGCAGGTATTCAAGCGGGACATTTTAAAGGTCATGATGGACACAAGCGGAGCGCAGCAGGCGGAAGAAGACGACGTCATGCGGCTGGCTTACATCATGGCGATGTCAGCACGCGGCGAGGACATGGGCAAGCTGAACGAGGATTCCTATATCGGATGGCTGGATCAGTTTGACCCGATGGACTTATTCATCGCGCAGGAAGACATCATGGAAGTCTTCCAGGGAAACAGAAAGACGGAAGAAACACAAAAAAAAACATCGACCGACGGAGCGACCGATGACAACGGCGCTCTTCCTACTGCGGGCGACGCAGATGGGGCTTCGGATCAGTGATCTGGACATCTTAGAACACGGCCAGGTCATCGACATGATGATCGAGGCGTCGAACGACGGATACGACTACAAGCAGCTTGCAACGCAGGCTGATTTTGACAGGTTTTAGGGATGGCTTATAAAAGAATCGAAGGCATCACAATAGAGATCGACGGCAACGTGCAGCCGCTAACAAAGGCGCTGCAGGGTGCAAACAAGAGCATCAAGGACATGTCCGTCAGTTTGAATGACGTCAACAAGCTCTTAAAACTTGATCCGACGAACACGGAGCTGCTGCGGCAGAAGCAGGAGCTTCTGAAGACATCCATCAAAGAGACGGAAGACAAGCTCAAGACCGAACGCGCGGCGCTCCAACAGCTCAAAGAAGCGGATCAGACGCCGGAAGTAGTCAAGCAGCAGGAAGCACTTCAGCGCGAGATCATCGACAACGAGCAGAAGCTCAAGGGCTTGCAGAAGGAGCTGAAGAGCTTCGGCAGCGTCGGAGCGCAGCAGATCAAGGCGATCGGTGCGAAGATGAAGGAGCTGGGCGCGTCCATCAAGAGCGTCGGAGATTCGATGCAGGCAACGGGGCGCAGCATGACCATGAAGGTCACGGCTCCGATTCTGGCAGGATTTGGCGCGGCAATCAAAGAGGGCGCGGAATTCGACAAGCAGATGAGCGCGGTCGCGGCAGTTTCCGGGGCGACGGAGGAAGAATTCGAGAGCCTGCGGGATTCCGCGATGGAATGGGGCGAAAAATCCGTTTTTTCGGCCAAAGAATCGGCAGATGCGCTCTACTACATGGGGCTTGCCGGATGGGATGCACAGGACAGCATGGATGCCCTGGGCGGCGTCCTGGACCTTGCGGCAGCAGGGGCCACGGACTTAGGGATCGCATCTGACATCGTGACGGACGGCATGACGGCCTTCGGCATGTCCGCAAACGAAGCGGGACGCTTTTCCAACGTCATGGCGGCGGCGATGTCGAATTCCAACACGAACATCGAGATGCTGGGGGAATCGTTCAAATACGTCGCGCCGGTGGCCGGAACACTGGGCTATTCGGTAGAGGACGTGACCCTGGCGCTGGGGCTGATGGCAAACAACGGAATCAAGGCGTCAACGGCAGGAACGAGCCTTCGGACGTTGCTTTCAAACATGGCGAGCCCGACCGACACAATGGCGGCGGCGATGGACACCCTGGGCGTGAGCCTGGATGACGGCGCAGGGAATATGCTGACCTTCGAGCAGGTCATGCAGGACCTTCGGGCAGGCTTCGGCACGCTGAAGATTCCACAGGAAGAGCTGACGGCATCCCTTGTGGAATTAGAAGCACAGATGGACGCGGGGACGATTACGGAGAAAGAGTACGACGAAGCGGTCCTGGCGCTCACGGAGAGAGCCTACGGCGCGGAAGGAGCGCTCAAGGCGCAGGCGGCAGCAGAGCTGGCCGGGGCGCGTGGAATGGCGGGACTTTTGGCCATCGTCAACACAGCGCCGGAAGATTACGACGCGCTCAAGAGCTCCTT